CACAACGTACCTAGTTCAATCCGTTCGTCGTCAAAATAAATTGCAAAATCATCTGTTGTTTTACTTCTCCAATTAGAGTATATCTCAAAATTTTGATATGTCAATAAACAATAGTCATCTACATCGTATACGCCATTTTTAATTACGTCACCGTAATCACTGTCTGATAGATCATCTAATGTCCAATTTTGTTTTAGAGATGTTTGTGTTCTAACTGAATGTTTCCAAGTTGGATATAGTAACTGATAGATGCTCAGTAAGTGTGGAGTTAAGTCTCTACTGACACCGCCATATGCTAGTTTTTTATTAGTAAACCAGCTACCCGGACGTGGTACTCTGTTACTGTTAACCCAACAAATTTTTATATTTTCTGCGGAACTTGCACGTTGTTTTAGTTCTTCTATCTCTGCGTCTGACCATCTGTGTTGATTATTTTTAGTCATCATAAATCTTGTTGTAGGATTATATGTGCAAAGTTTATTCCATTGATCTACATTCTTAACACCGGGCTTTTCTACAAACACAATGTCACTAACTTTAGCTGCAGCATTTGCTAAATCATAATGTGTTGTATTAGGAGTACAAATGTGTGCAGTAGCAAATGACTGATCTTCTGGAATTTCAATATAGTCGGCATCTTTGTTGTAAGGATCTACGTATACAATATCCCAACCTAAGCGTTCGTATATGCTACCATATACTGCTTTACCAAATCCCATGCCGACTATAAGTGTTTTCATTATACTGCCTCAAATAAACTGTTAAATTGTGCACTAGTATTAACAGTTTTCTTTCCTACTGCACCACGTGTACCAACAACCATCATCCAAAGTTTTTCATGGTCATCAATCATTTTAAGTGCTTTTTCTTTATCGTCAAGTTCAAAGATACGTGCAATTACGTCTTTAACTTCTGTACGATCAAAACGGTTATCAACTAACATACTAGGATAATCGCCTGCGTCATATGCTCTGTTTGCAGCTTGTACACTGTTAATATGTGTATAAGTATTATGATTCATCATAAGCATATAAGCAAAACTATCCCAAGATGTTTTAGTTTCTGTGCCCATTCTATTTGTATCGCCTGGCGCATAACAACAAATGTCGTTTACTTTCAAACCTTCACTTAGTGGTGTAGGCATCCACGTATGTCCGTACTGTGCACAGTGTTGTGTTGCATAGTCATCATACGATGTAGTATTTGTTGCAAGTTGACGATCATCAAATGCATCACCCATCATATAACTCCACTTGCCATTGTGATCTAGTCTGTGTCCTGTGTAGAACTGACCGTTTGCAGTACACAAGAACGGACTTGCACAATCAAATGTAATAGTAAAGTTTTCGTTATGATTCTTACGAACACCACGTTGTATTGCTGTAAGTACAAGTGCCCATTCTAATTTACTTGTACCCAAGAAGTGCATTACATCGTGATAACCTTTTTCTAACAATCCGTCAAAGCGTAGTTCAACTACACGTTTTAGTGCTAAATGAATATCACACATGTTTTGTCCACCCATTGCCCATCCATTAAAATGTGCATCTGGATATTTTTTAGGATCACAATAGTGTTTCATTTGTGAATACCAATCGTCTGCTTGTGCAAAGTTCTCCCCTTGTAGTACGTTTAAGAACTTACAGTCACCGCTACGATTGTTAATAAAGTATTCGTTGTTTTCTTGTGTACCTTCTACTGCTTCTTGGTAACTGCCAATTTTACTTGCTGCAGCGCCATCTGGCGAACGACTTACCCATGCTGGAATATCAAGTATCATTCCGTAGTCCATAAAGGCATCCATCCAACGTAGTACGCCTTCACGTTTCTTTTGTGCTTGTGGACAGCCACTACCTTTGCGCCAGTCGCCTTCCCATTTGCCTTTACCAATTTGGAAGCCACCTGAGTCTCCTAGCAACCAACTAGCTGAACGATCTCTTACACGATACTGATCTTCACGATACATATCTTTGTTTAAGTCTAAACTAGCGTGTCCAGCAGAGTGCAAACTCCACTTGTATTGCCATAGTCCTTGATTGTCTAACCAATTGAGACTTTCAACGCCATTTGTTAAATGACTCGGAATGCGATTTAAGTCGATGTAAGGAGTACCAGAGCCTTTTTTGTTTTCGTCAAATGGCTCTAGTCCTCGTCGCTGTCTACCCACAAACAGTGCATAGAATGTACTAAGTGCAGGCAAGAAAATAGCAAAGTCGTCTTGTCTGTCTGTTAAGTTTGTTGGTAGTTGTGTCATTTACTTACTTTGTGCTGGAAGGATATATTCGTATACCGCTAGTCCGTTGTCTACTTCAATCATTGCTGCGCCCATATCACTAAACTTCATAGTAATATCGCCTGTTAAGTTAAGAATATTCATAACTTCGCTTACAGGATATTTCCAACTTTGATTTAAATTACCGCCAACTCCTGGCTGGAATACAAAGTTACCTGTGTGACCACTGTCATCACCGAAGAAGAATTTTAGATCACCATCTTCTACTTTAGCAACAAACAAACTTTCTTCGCTATTAGCTTGTGCTTGCATTTTAAAGCGAGCAACACTTGCACTGTGTGGCTGTACTTCTACATCCCAATTAGCACCTTTAAAACGTACACTTGCTAGTTTTTCTTCCATTAGTTCTTTTTGCATAAAGCGGAAGTCGTTTTTAAAGTCGCCTGTTGCGTTTTCAAACTTCATACTAAACGGTTCTTGTTCACCGTTACGTTCACGTGTGTTAACAGTGATGTTTGCATTTTCCTTGTATTCAGGAATGTTAAGTAGAATGTTTAGTTTGCTCAAGTTAGGCATACCAAATGTGCCATCTAATCCTGGGATAGCACTCTTATACTTTGCTTTAACAACAACAAAGTTATTGTCGTCTTTAGCTTCGATTTCTGTTGCAGCACTGTCGCTAACAACTTTAACTGCTTCGATGTTTCCTACACCGTGTGTATGTTTTACAATATCGAGTAGATAATCTCTCATATGTTTTTCCTTTTTATTAACTGTACGTTATAACTGCCTTGTGTGCGAGTATTAAATTTGTAGTTTCTTACAAATCTATTTAGGTGGAGCCATGTTTCAATTTCGTTACGTATCATTCCTTGTCCACAAATAATTTCACAAGATTTATAGTTATCATAATAACACTCTTGCAAGAACCTGTCAACCATTTTCCATGCAACATGTATATGATAACCATGTAAATCTAAACTTCGCTTCATCCAAAATCAAACAAACTTTCAAATGTAGTTTTGTCCTCTGCTTTAGTTAAGTCGATATCCAAAACTCCTAGCAAGTTTTCAATCTTCTTTGTGATAATTGTTTCTTCCATTTCATCTGTATCAAACGGAAGTTCTTTAAACCAGTCTGGGATACGAGTTTCGTCTGTTGGATATCCGATACTAGTAAATCCCATTGGATTACTTTTTAGTTTACAGACAATAGTTTTCATACCATCCATAATTTCCATACTATACTTGTCGCCGTTTAGTCTACGCATTCTGTTATAGTTAATTGCTGCACGAACATGTCCAGGCATGTTTGCTTTGCCTTTGTACATTTCCTGTCCGTCACGAGTCTTTTCCCATTCCAACCCTGTGTAGTATGTTAGTTTGTTAACACGTTTAGGTGTTCCGATTTCCCACGGCTCTTTGTTTCTAAACTCTTGTCTAAATTCAATAATACGATCGATTAGTTCTTCGTTGCTTGTGCCTGTTAGCGTTTTTAACAATAGTTCATTCAAGAAGTCTTGCATAAATGCCGGAGTATCTGAACGTTTCAAGTCTAATCCCATTGCTTTAATTTTGCCTGGCTTGTCTCCTTGATCTTCTCTGAATCCTTCGTTGTCATAAACAAGAATTGCATAGCGTTTCTTCTTAATAAAGATGCCAGCACGTGCGCAAACTTCACGACCCGCTGCAATAATTTCGCCTTGTTCTGCATTTAATACATTATGTGCACGAGCCATATAATCAGGGAAAGTTACATTTGCTTGTTCACAAACTTCATCATAAATTGCAGTAACAGTATCCTTATCCCATGTGATTTCGCCAGCTTCGATTTGTTCTTTAAATATAGGATAAGCACTAAAGTATACAGAGTCTGTATCACCATATATGATTGCAGGTCCTACATGATTGTATTCGCCTGTAAACAGTTCGTTTACTTTAGCACCCATGTGTCTAGCAATGGTGCGTCCTGTTAGTGTTGTACTTTGACCCATACGTGGATCGTTGAATCTACTGCCAGGATTTAGTAGCGCACCATATAGTGAGTTCAAGTTAATCTTTTTAACAAGTTGTCGCTTATCCCAATACGCAAACTTTTCATCGTCTACGCCTTTTTGCTCTTTAGCATTTTTTTGCAGAACTTTACGTTCACTATACCAACGTTCTAGCAAGCCTGGAATGATACCTTTTTTAGTTTGATCAACAATAGTACCATTACTTGTTAGTACCCACGGCTGCCCACTTTCAAATATAATGTTGTATATTTCTGCACCTGTTGCAGACAGTTCTTCGCCGTTTTCAAAGTCAATGTACAGCAAGACTTCTTGGTCTTTGTCCATAACAAGTTCATATTCAGGACAAGCAAACTTGCCTTCCCATGCACGTGCAGGCTCCCATTTAAAATCATCTAACATTGGTACAGTTAGTGTGTGACGTATTTGTCCTACAATAGTTTCTGTACTTAAATTAGTACTACGCAAGATACTAGGATACAGACTGTTCAAGTCCATACTACCAATCCATTCGTGATAGCCGGATTTAGGAGTAGCAACATATGCGCCTGCGGCAGCAACTTGTTTAGGATAATGTTCTTGTATACGATCATGTTCTTTGTCTGGAACAATCATGCCACGCCTGTGTGCTTCGTTTACAATAGCTTGGTCTGTAACAGCAACCGCACCCATTGTTGTTTGTATAAGCACTGTGTTGTCGTGTGCAATAACGTTTGCAAGGTCAATAAACTGTAGCTTGTTGTCTAGTTTGACTAGTAGTTCGACGTCTTGTCTGTTATAGTCAATAAACGTATAAAAGTCATTGTTGTATAACTGATCTAGTGTACCTTGATATGCAATTTTACGTTCGTCAAGTTCGTATTCGCCAATAGCATCCAAACTATAAGAATGCATTTCATGATATGTATACTTGCGATATAGTTCCATATAGTCTAAGTGCAAACGACCGATTGTATCAAATGTTTCTTGTGTTTTGCCAAACTTTTCATACTCTCTGCGTTTAGGATATTTGTTCCATAAACAAAAACGTTTAGTATGCTCTTTACCAAGAACTCTTGCTATGCGATTAACCATGTACGGAATATCAAAGCCTTCACTGTTCCATCCGCTTAATACATCTGCATCTTCAATAAGATCTAAGAACGTTTGTAGTAGTTCACGTTCATTGTCCATTAACAGTGTATCTTCAAACTTATCGCAAATTTCTTTTGCAGTTTCACGAGTAAGTGTATCAGGTTTGATAACCAAACATATAGTTCTGCCAATCCAATTTAAGTGTACACCGATTGCTGTAACAGGATTAAACGGATCTTCAGGCGGCGCAAAGCCTACGTCTTTATCAAAGTCAACCTCAATATCGAAAAATGCAGTTTGTAGTTTAGGAGGATCAATATTTAAATAATTATCTGCTAAACATCTAAATACAGGATTAATGTCACTTTCAAAAAGTCGTTGCCCACTGTATAGTTTCTTTTCTTTTTTGAATGCTTTACCGTTTGTAGTTGTAAAACGTTCTAACTTGTCGCCGAAAATACTTTCGTATTTGCCACGTTGATCTTTGTAGTAAAACGTGTAACGTGCAGGATACTCTCTGTATTCTCTGCGCCCGTTTACACGCTCTGCTACGTATATAATATCTTTATCTCTATCGAAATGTGCGTCTACATACATTAAACGTCTTTACCAACTGCCGCTAATACTTCTTCTAATTCGTTAAATCCTTCTGCTACTTTAGCAAATTCTTGCTTGTATGCAATACGGATAGCTTTGTTAATTGTTGCAGGTTTCATGTCTAGTTCTTCTGCAATTGCTCGTACAGTATCAGTTAGTCCGCCTTTTAGGGTTTCTACTTCTGCTGTTACTTGAATACCTTCGTTAATAATTTGTTTAAGTTTCGTGATTTCGCTGTCACTGAAAGAACGTGTAGGCATATGCTACTCCTTTTGTGTTAGTTATATTGTTATGAATATAAAATAAAAAAAGCGTTTTGTCAACGCTTTTATTTCCAACCGCCGCAACACGGGCATTTACAATCGTGTAATGCCAAATGAGCAACAGCCATTGTCCACCACATAATAGGCATTTCTCCTATGCCAAACCAATTAAAAGTTGTGCTATCCATACATATATTATGCGGTGTTTGAAAATAGTAACTGATACATCCTAGTAAAAATAACACAATAGCTGTTATTGTATTAACAGGAATGCCTTTTGATAACAGCCATGTACCTAACATTACTTTTCCAATTCTTCTAAACGCTTTTCTATGCTGTCTATCTTTGCTGTGATTTTTGGATATTTTTTCCTCCAAGCATCTTCTGGCTGTTCAAGCCATGTTAAACCCCAGCGTTCTACCAAGTAATCTACCATACGGTCAAACTTAGCATAACCCCAAAGACCTAATCTTGTAGTGCTCAAGTATGCTAGTACCATTGCGCCTGCAATACTACCAGCAATACTTGTGTAGATCCAT